ATGAAGTCACTGTTCCGAATGGTTACTCCTCATTTGACAATCAAAGACATTCCTATGGTAGTTGTGAATCACACTTATCAAACTATGGAAATGTTCAGTAAGGCAGTCGTATCAGGTGGTACAGGCATCTACTACTCAGCAGATAACATCTACATCATTGGTCGTCAGCAAGAGAAGACTGGTCAAGACTTGACAGGCTATAACTTCATTATCAATGTTGAGAAGTCTCGTTTCGTTCGAGAGAAGTCTAAGATTCCTGTTGAAGTATCATTCGAAGGTGGTATCAGCAAGTGGTCAGGACTTCTTGACATGGCAATGGAATCAGGTCATGTTATCAAGCCAAGTAACGGTTGGTATCAGAGAGTTGATATGTCTACTGGCGAAGCAGTAGAACCTAAAGCACGAAAGACTGATACATACAAGAAAGATTTCTGGTTGCCTATTCTGTCAGATCAAACATTCATCGACTGGATTTCAAAGCGTTATACAATCTCAAGTTCAGATGGTATCATGAAAGAAGAAATTACAGAGGAAGATATTGCAGATGTTTACGAAGCGATTGAAGACTAAAGGCGCATGTGATCGTTGTCAAATAACGATTCATGAAAACGATGCAGCAGTCTGCTTTCACACAGATACGGAAGAATTGTATCTGTGTGAGGCATGTGTAGAAACAATCCGTGAAGAATTTATTAAGGAAGACCTTTGCAACAATCAATAGAACAAATTATTTTATCTAATCTTTGTTACAATGAAGAGTATTTGAGGAAGGTTATTCCTTTTCTCAAGCCTGAATATTTTTCTAGAAACGAGGACAGAATAGTCTTCAACAAGATAGCAACACACACTGAAAATTATAACGCTGCGCCTTCGAAGCAAGCTCTTATGATTGCGGTGACAGAAGATAAAGCTGTTACTGAAAGTGAATTCAGTGAAATACAAGCTATCGTTGAAACACTAGACACAGAAGATGCAGACAGCCAATGGCTTCTAGACGAGACTGAAAAGTTTTGTAAAGACAAAGCACTTTACAATGCCGTGATGGAAAGCATTGGTATCCTTGATGGCAGAAACAAAGACCTCAGTAAAGATGCTATGCCTAGTACTCTATCAGAAGCATTGAGCGTAGGCTTTGATAACAATGTAGGTCATGACTACATCGAAAATGCTGATGAGCGATTTGATTTCTATCATCGACTAGAAGAGAAACTGCCTTTTGATCTTGAAATGTTCAACAAGATTACAAACGGTGGCTTATCGAACAAGACACTCAATGTAGCACTCGCAGGTACTGGTGTTGGTAAATCGTTGTTCATGTGTCACATGGCAGCATCGAATATCGCAGCAGGTAAGAATGCGTTATATATAACATTAGAGATGTCTGAAGAACGAATTGCAGAAAGAATCGATGCGAATCTGATGAACTTGCCTATTGGTCAGTTGAAAGATTTATCTAAAAGTATGTTTGATGATAGGATTAGTAAACTAAATGAAAAAATTCAAGGTAGGCTCATTGTTAAAGAGTATCCGACAGCATCGGCTCACGCAGGCCATTTTAAGTCCCTTCTCAATGAACTTAAGCTCAAGAGAAATTTTAGGCCTGACATTATATTCGTTGATTATCTCAATATTTGTACTAGCAGTCGCTTTCGTGCTGGCTCCAGCGCAAATTCTTACACGATTATTAAGTCCATTGCAGAGGAACTTCGAGGTCTCGCCGTAGAGTTTGACGTTCCTATTGTCACAGCGACACAGACTACTCGTGGCGGTTACAACAATTCAGATGTTGAGTTGACAGATACTTCAGAGTCTTTCGGTCTTCCTGCGACTGCCGACTTGATGCTTGCCCTTATTAGTACAGAAGAGTTAGAACAGTTAGGTCAAATCATGGTGAAGCAATTGAAGAATCGTTACGCTGATCCTACAACTAACAAACGATTCATGATTGGTGTTGACAGAGCAAGAATGAAACTGTTTGACTTAGAAGATTCGCAAGCAGGTCTAACTGACTCAGGCGCATCTAAGTATGATGATACACCAGTGTTCGACAGGAAAAATATAAAAACTGACTTCGATGGAATAAAGTTCTAAACTTTATAAATAGTGAGAAAGGGAGGTCTCACTATGGCTGAAGAAGAAAAGAAACAATTTCATCCTGCCGATACAAACGGCGATGGTCAAGTCAGTGAAAAAGAACACGAAATGTACATGGAGTTCAGACGCAAAGAACTCGAAGATAAAGATGCTCAGAGAGATGCTATTCGTAAGATGGCTTGGTTCTCTCTTTGTGGATTGTTAGTATATCCTATTGGTATTGCTATCACTTCATTGTTAGGCATGGAACAAGCAGCACAATTGATTGCTGATATTGCTCCTACATACTTTGCTTCAATCGCAGTATTGGTATCTGCTTTCTTTGGTGCTGATGCTATTAGTAAGAAATCATAATAATGCAATAAAAAGAAATTTATATTATGTGGAATGGAATATTTACTAGAGAAGTACAGAACGATAGGTATCCAATATTCGAAAGACTGTTTGGTACTGTAAAAGATAAGACCGTTATGGACTATGGAGGAAATAACGGTAATCTTTTACATTTCTCAGAAGGCGCTATTAAGCCAGAAAATTATACCTGTGTCGATTTAAACTTAGCCGCACTTGAAATGGGACAAGCAGAGTATCCTGATGCAACATGGATACTCTCTAACCGTTATAACTGGGTCTACAATCAGGAAGGCGTATTAGAATTTCCTGAACTCTCCTCAAACTATGACTACACTTTTTCTTATAGTGTTTTCAGTCATACCTCTTTTAACGAATTAGTTGAAACTCTAAAGTGGATGCGCCAATTCAATCCAGAAACAATGGCACACAGCGTTCTACTTACATCTGATACTCCAATTGCTAATTGGTTTTGGCATCGCCGTGTGCAAGAATATGGAAGTTGCATTGACTATCGTGATAACATAAAAAACTGCCAAAATGTTTTTTCTGTAATGGACAACAATCTTATCGTTGAAAATCAGAAAAAATATGGTCAGTTTCCTCACAGACATATTATTACCTTTTACAAAAAAGAATGGTTAATAGAAGAATTGGCTAAAGAAGGTCTTGATGTTGAAATTGTGAAACCTCCTTATTGTTTTCAATCTTATATTGTGTGGAAAAAATGAAAAATTATATACGTTATTTAGATTATAAAGTTGATAAGAAATTACTTCTACAACAGGCAAATGAAGCAAAAGAGAGTGCTACTGGATATACTGATTCTAGGTATCCAGATATGAAATTAAGTGATTGGAAAATAGGACACTACACTAGCCCCTACATAGAACAAATTATGAAAGATTTTGGTGTTTCTGGAAAGCCTAGATTCTATTGGATGGAACCCTTCGCAAATGTTCCAACTCATATTGACAATGGCACACAGTGTAGTCTAAATTTTATACTTACCGAAAACGCTGCCCCAATCAAGATAGGCCCTTTAGGTATCGGTCAAATGTATCGTTATCAAGCTGCGCTTTTAAATACTACTGTTCCTCACTCAGTAGTGAATAACCACCACGAACGTATAATGTTGAAAATAAGCATATTTGACGAGACCTACGAAGAGATTGATACTAGAATACCCTTCAAAATGCCATCGTGGAGAGATGCTTAGCAAGCGTCTGCTGTAATTCCTAAGTCATTGATTTCATTGGACTTTTAGTTCTTGACAATAGACCCTTTCCTTGCTATAATATAGGCTTCTAAGTCATTGATTCTATTAGGCGAAAAAAACGAAAATAATTGAAAATAATGCTTGACATTTGCCTCAATAGGTGCTATAATGTAAGCATAGAATGAAAAAACAAGCTGTGAGGGCTAATATTATGACAACTACTTGGAACCGTGACGATCTTGTTGGTTATATCTCAGACCGATACAAGGAGCTGAATGGCATTCGTCCTCGCTTTAATTGGGACGAGTGGAGCACCGAAGAGCTTGAGGCAGAGTGTGATAGCCTCAGTGCTCAGATCGAGTACGAGATCCATCGTGATCGCCTCGAAATGGAGGCGGCTCTTGGCGCCATGCTGGAGTATGCTCCAGATTTCGAAACTGCCCAACGATGGGCAAAGGAGTTTGTGTAATGAGAGCATCTAACTATCCTTGTCAGGTCGAATTGGTGAAGTATCATCTCGGCGGTATGAAAGAAGGTATGCATACCTGTGAGAAAATGGGGTTTCTCTCCTGGAACGATGCCTGTACATGGGCAGGTTCAGTGACTCAAAGCCCTAAGGTTTCGTATGTCGTCCTTGAGATGCGTGACGTAAAAACAGGCGAAATTGAGAAATTTTAATGCTTGACATTGTGCTTCCTAATGTGTATAATGTCAGCATGTTTAAAGAATTTGAGAGTGATCTCAAATAGCGACCGCAAAGTCGTTTAATTTTAATGTTAATAATCTAAAGGTGATTATATTATGGCTACAACTACTACAACTAAAACTGCTAAGGCAGCTCCTGCTAAGAACCAGAACGAGAAGATCCTTACTTTCCTCCGTTCAGGTCAGACACTTACTGAAGCACAAGCAGCTTCTATGTTCGGTGTCAAGCGTGTAAGCGCACGAGTAGCAGAACTCCGTGCAGCAGGCTACCCTGTTTACGCTAATGTAAACAAGTCAGGCAAAACTGCTTATCGTCTAGGTCGTCCTAGCCGTGCAATGATTGCCGCAGCTTATGCAGCAGCTGGATCTTCAGTATTCAGCTAGTAGTAATGTCCTG